CCCCAAGTCTTCGCCAGCCTCGTGAACGCCCCCGCGTTCTTGAGCCGCCTTGGCAATGAACACGGCGTCTCAAGCCTCGAAACCCTCCTGAAGACGGAGGAACAAATGGCCCAAGAACAGCAGCAAGCCATGGCGCAACAGGCCGTGCAAGCCGCGACCCCGGCCATCGCGGAAGCCGCCATCGGCGCGGCGACCCAAGACCCTAACCAAGGAACTTAATGAGCCTCGAAAGCCCGGTCACAGAGACCACCTCGCCAGCACCTGACTACACCCAGATTCCGGCGTCGGCCTTCCCAGAGGGTGCAGACCCCTCGACCTACAAAGACTCCCTGTCGGCGCCGGAAACCCCGGCCAAGCCGGAACGCCCCGCCCACATCCCCGAGAAGTTCTGGGATGCAGATGCGGGCACGGTTCGCACCGACGATCTGGTGAAGTCGTATGCCGAGTTGGAAGCCAAGCACCGCTCCCCCAAGTCCGAGGACAAGCCCGCTGACGAAGCGGCCAAACCCAACGACCTGACCATCGAACCGGCCAAGGACGAGACCCCGGCGCAAGCCGAGGCCAACCCCGTCACGACCGCGTTCGAGGCGTTCGCCAAACACTATGAAGAGACCAGTGGTCAGCCCGGAGAAGATCAGATCGCAGAGATCGTGAAGCTCGGTGTCCCGCAGTCCATCGTGGACAACTATCTCGCTGGCCTGTCGGCCATGTCCCAACTCGCATTCCAACAGGCACATGCGACGGCGGGCGGCGAGGATGTCTTCAACGCTGCATCGGATTGGGCTTCCAAGTCCCTGACCGCAGCCGAGATCGACAGCTACAACACCCTCGTCACGAATCCGACGACCGCCAAACAGGGCGTCGAATGGCTCGTGGCGAAATACAAGGCGGCCCACCCGTCCGAAGGCTCGTTCGTCGAGTCCATGCCGGGCGCCGCAGTTGGCGACGTGTTCCGATCCAAATCGGAAATGGTCGCCGCGATGAAGACCGACCGATACCAGACCGACCGTGCCTATGTGGCCGAGGTCGCGGAGAAGGTCGCCCGCTCGCAAGCAGCCGGAACGCTGCTCTAAAGCACCCGTAAGACCCCGCCCGCTTGCCTCCATAGAGGCTCGCCAGCGAGGCCGCACAGTTCCCAGCGCAAACCGGGAACTGACCGTCCACGGACGGGCGGCCGGTGAAAGCCCGGCCTAACCCTTTCTCCCAAATCAAAGCGGAAACATCCGGCTGCGAAGAGGCCGGTTTCGACCGCACAACCTCATGCGCCAGCGGACTCCGATTGATCGACGGGAGCCAAAAACTCTCTCTCAATCAAGGAGCCTAATGGCTAACTCCATCCCCTCGAACCCCGGCATGAAAGCCGGTGGCGCCGCAGGTAACACCGACCTTCTGCTCGATATCTTCGGCGGCGAGGTTCAAGCATCCTACGAGCGCATGACCGTCATGCGCGACAAGCACCGCATCTTCGCGCTGTCCAACGGCAAGTCGCTGCGCTTCCCCCGCGTCGGCCGCGCGACCGCGACCTACCACACGCCGGGCACCGAAATCGTCGGCAAGCAAATCGACCACGATGAGATCGTGCTGTCGTCCGACGACAAGCTGATCTCGGACGTGTTCGTCTCGGACATCCAAGAAATCCTGAACCACTTCGACATCCGCTCGGAATACGTTCGCCAACTGGCCGAAGCTCTGGCCGTCCAGTTCGACCAGAACGCCATGCGCGCAGTTGTGACGGCTGCTCGCGCCACCGACCTGCTCGGCGGCGGCGCCTCGACTCCGGTCGTGGACGCGGCTCTCCTGACGGACGCTGCGAAGCTGTTCGACGCCTTCTCGAAGGCCAAGGAAAACCTCGACGGCAAGAACGTCCGCGTCGATATGGTCGATGTGTTCGGTCTCGTGAAGAACGCCCAATGGTATCTGATGGCGCGCTCGGACAAGAACCTGAACCGCGACTACAACCGCGGTGACGCTTCGCTCCGCAAGCACACCCTCGAAACCATCGACGGCATCAAGATCATCAAGTCCAACATCGCGCCGTTCGGCGCCGATGACTCGGCCAACCTGACGATCCCGGCTCGTTACCGTCTGAAGATGGGCACGACTGTCGGCGCCGTCTGGACCAAGGACGCCATCGGCACCGCCGAAGTCCAAGGCGTTTCGGTGCAGACCGAAGACCAGATCAGCAAGCAAGGCACGCTGATCCTCGCGCGTCAGATGACCGGCACGGGCACGTTCCGCGCCTCGGATGCGGTCGAACTCCGCACCGGCGCCATCCCGGCCTAACAATACATTTAAGGGTCGTCCTCTCCGTGAGGGCGGCCCTTATTTTTGTAGCCTGTGAATTGCAGAGATTGCTCGATCAAGCTCGTCGTCCCTGACACTTGGTCGCCAAGCCTCGCTGCTCGTCCAAATCGTATTTGCCGTGACTGTCACGCGGCGAAAGCACGAGCGCGATATGCCAAAAACAAAGACAGAGTAGCGAATTTACAGCGTCTATGGGCGCAGCGAAATCCTGATCGCGTCAACTCCTACAAGGGGTTTCGCCGTCAACGAATGCGCGAACTTGCCCCCGGTGCTGATCGGAATGCCATCCGCGCTTTCTACCGGCTGGCGAAGCTTTTGGAAAAGCACAACCCCGGCGTCCGCTACCACGTCGATCACATCATCCCGTTGAGCAGAGGCGGGCTACATCACCAAGACAATCTTCAGGTGATGCGGGCCGACTTTAACCTGCGGAAATCTAACAAAACCTATAGTTCCGAAGGAGATCGCGCCCATGCTGGCTGCGCCCATGACGGAACTTGAGGCCGTCAACGACATGCTGATCGGCATCGGCCAGCTTCCCGTCAACGCCATCATTCCCGAGATCGTGGACCAGTCCATCGCGCTCGGCGAACTGAACAAGGTCGTTCGCGAAGTCTGCCTCTACGGCTTCAAGTTCAACACCGATGAGGACTTCGTTCTCTCCCCCGACATCGACGGCTTTATCGCCGTCCCCACCGGCGCCCTCGACATCGACCCGATGGATAAGGCGCAGGACATCATTGTTCGAAAGCATCCATCGAAAGGCTTCGGCCTCTGGGACGCCGCGAACCTGACGTGGGTGATGGCCCTTCCGGTCAAGGTCCGCGTCAAGTGGTCGTTCACGTTCGACGCCCTGCCGGAGGCCGCCCGTGGCTACGCCGTCATCGCCGCCGGTCGCAAGTTCACCGCTCGGGTTGTGGGCGACCCAGCCGCCGACCGCTTCGGCGAAGAGGATCAGCGACGCGCTTGGCTGACGCTGCAACGCCAGCAGTCCGCCTCGGCCGACATCAACATCTTTCGCGCCAACAAGGCTCTTTCCGCATCTCTGAACCGGCGCGGCCGAGCTTGGAGGTCCGATAAGTGAGCCTCGTGACCCGCTCGCTGCCGTCCCTGCACGGGGGCGTTTCGCAGCAATCGCCGCTGGTCCGCTCGCCCGATCAAGTCGAAAGCCTCACCAACGGATGGCCGTCGATTGCGAGCGGCCTGACCAAACGCGCGCCTTCCGAGATCGTCGCCCGGCTCATGCCGACCGCGCCGACCAACGCGCACGTCCACACCATCAACCGCGATGTCAGCGAACAGTATGTCGTCATCGTCGCCAACGGTCAGATCAAGGTGTTCGACACCCTGACCGGCCAAGAGAAGCCCATCACCGCACCCGGCGGCTGGGCCTACCTCTCGACCGTCACGGACTACAGCACCGACATCTCGGCGTTCAGCGTCGCGGACTACACCTTCATCGTGAACCGCAAGAAGGCGTGCGCCATGGGCGCGCTGGGCGATGACCAACAGCCTGACGAAGCCTATCAAATCTGGCTCAACCGCCGGATCGGCACGGACGGCAACGGCGATCCCTACGCGCCCGGCTCGGCCTATCAGTATCCGCCGAACCCGGCGACGGGCTTCGTCACCGGAACGGTGCAGCGGTTCGACAAACTGCCGCCCGTTAATCAGGGCGACACGCCGCCGCCTGAAGGCGCGATCTACCGCGTCCAAGGCGACGAGACCGGCGGCTTCATGTCCTACTACGTCGTCCGTCGCGGCGGCGTTTGGGAGGAATGCGTCAAGCCCGGACTGGTCAACGGCATCGACCCCAAGACCATGCCTCACGCACTGGTTCGGGACGCGGACGGAAGCTTCGTCTTCGCCCCGTTCTCGTGGGCGCCGCGCCGCGTTGGCGACACGGACATCAACCCGAATCCCGGCTTCATCGGCCGCCCGATCCGCAAGGTGTTCTTCTATCAGAACCGCTTGGCGTTCCTCTACGATGAGAACTGCGTCCTCTCGTGCGTGGGTGACTTCGGCAACTTCTGGCGGATGTCGCAGACCGACTATCTGGAAAGCGATGTGCTGGACGTTGGGGCGACCTCGACACGGGTTTCCCCGCTGCTGGACGCCACGACCCACAACGACGGCATCCTGCTCACGTCCGACCAAACGCAGTTCAGCCTGTCGCATGGCGAGCTTGGGCTGAACGCCTCGTCCCTCGCGATCCGGCCGACGACGAACTACACGGTCAATACGACCGCCGGTCTCACGTCGCTCGGCTCCGAAATCTACTTCGCCGTCGAGAACAGCGGCTATGCGAAGGTGATGGAATACACCCGGCTCGCCGGGGCTGACACCACATCGGCGTCGGACGTGACGGCGCATTGCGACCGCTTCATCCCCGCCGGAGTTCACGACATCATCCCGGCCGACGACCTGTCGGCCCTGTTCGTCCTGACCCAAGGCGCCCCGAACAAGGTCTACTGCTACAACTTCTATTGGGCCTCGTCCGACGAGAAGCTTCAGTCGGCGTGGCACGAGTGGGACTTCGGAACCGGCGCACGGATCGTCTCGGGCGCCTACCTCAAAGGCAACCTGTTCCTGACGGTCGAACGCAACGATGGCCTATGGCTGGAGAAGGTCAACCTGACCGCTGGCTCGCGCCCGGTCCAGACCGACCATCAAATCCATCTGGATCGTCGGGCGACCGTCACCGGAACCTTCCAGCCGACACCGAACGCGACGCAGTTCGTCTTGCCCTACAAGCCGGTGAAAGCCCGCTTCCAGATGGTGCGAGGCAAAGCCTTCACGGCGCGGCCTGAAACGCTGATCGACCCTTCGACCTACGTCTGGATCACGGACAACATCGTCGAGGTTCCGGCCAGCGAGATCGCCGGGCCTGTCGTCGTCGGCGAGAGCTACGAGTTCGCGTTCGAGTTCTCGACCCAATACGTTCGGACGCAGCGCGGCGAAGCCATCACGACCGGCCGCACCACCCTGCGGACGTTCACGGTCAGCTTCGTGGAGACCGCCTATTTCAAGACCTCGGTCGCGCCGTATGGCCTGAACCCGAACGTCGAAGAAATCCTGCCCGCCAAACTCTCGCAGTTCACGGGCAAGACATTGGGCGCCGACAGCTTCCGTCTGAACACCCCGACCTATGCGACGGGGACACACCGTTTTCAGGTCTACGGCCAGAACACGACCACCCGCATCCGCATCGTCAACGACACCTACGCCGCCTCGACGTTCGTCGCGGCCGAGTGGGAAGCTAACTACTACAATCGTTCCAGAACCTGACCGCCTTCGGGCGGTCAGGCCCTCCCTACATGATCCAATTCCATGACCTCGCCGACGCATCGGGCGAACAGATTCACGACTGGCTCGACGCCATCGCGAACGACATGCGCCCCGCCGACTTTGACGAGATCAGAGCGACCAATCCACTCCTGACCCTCGGTGATCCAGACCCGCTTCTGGTCCTCACGATGTCGGTCATGAACAGCTTGGACGCTTGGGTCATCACCGACGACGGCGAGGCCATCGCCGTCTATGGCGTGGGGCCTTCCGACGATCCGGCTTCAGGCATCGTCTGGATGCTCGGGACGCCGGGCATGGAAAGACCGAGGGCCAAGATCGCCATCGGTCGCGAGACCTACGCCGTCATCAGGCGGTGGCACGAGCGTTGGCCGCGCCTCTTCAATCACGTCGATGCTCGCAACAGCATGAGCATTCTCTGGCTCTTCCGCGCCGGGTTCCAGATCGAGGAAGTCGATCTCACCCATGGCCGCGAGAGCCGCCCATTCTACCTCATCAGCAGCATTCAGGAGGGACCAATCCA